GTCAGTTGCGGCTCCGCTAGTATTAATGTGGTGAACGAGGTGGTGATCGGAGCTTCGGCTTCTTCGATGTATGTGCCGGCGTTGGCTTCGCTGAGCGGAATGAACGACAGTCCAGTATAATCGGCGGAGGTGGTAGTTCCGACATCTCCGAGTACGGCTAGACATCGCTTCAGGGTCTCAGTAAAGCTGCGAAGTGTGATGTGGTTGCCGGCGTTTCCTGCTTGGGCGAGGGCTTCCCAGTTTGCGTTCAGGGCGGTCAGTACGCGAACAGCTGCAGCCTTGGTGACGAGCTTGTGGTTCTGCAGGCTTGGAATACGGCCGATGGCGGTGAATTGCTGGTCGACAAGTGTGTTTATCTCGAGGACGGTGATGTTGGCGGTCATGCTCGATGGGCACTAATGCGGTGGTTCTGGAGAGTAACGTAGAAGGGGAAGGAGATGTCCCGGGTGAAAAAGAGGTTTAGGCAAAGGCTGAGAGGTGAATCTTTCTCGGCTTGAAAGCTGCCAATGATATAGCGCTTTGAATTCTCGAGGCTCCGCTCAACTGTGATGGTGTCGATTTCGGAATAATAAGTGCAGTGGATGGTGAAATCGCTGACGAGTTCCTGGAAGGTCGGGTCTTTGATGGGCGTGGTGTCTCGGACGTAAATTAGTCGGGGAATGATGGTGTTTCGGAGGTTGTAGAAGATTAATCGCTTCGGTGTGAAAGTTAGTTGCATAAGTATTAAACTTTCAAGCAATGACCTAAATATTGCTGTTTAAAATAAACCAGCAGCAGCGGTTTTCCATGATTGGAGCTGTTCTTTGAAGGAGAAGAGCGATCTTTTGTTGGTTTTAAATTTTAAAAGGGACTTGGCTCTGATTTTTGCTGCTTGGAGGTAGGTCAGGTCAAAGGCGCGGGTGAAGAAGCGTGTGAGGACATAGTGCGCGGCTTGTTGTTCCTCGGTAAGTAAGTGGAAGGTGAGTTCGTAGTTGGTGTAGAGGAAAAAGTGCTCGCGGGCATAGTTGTTCAGGAAAAGAGTGATGTTTTTCTTCTCGGCGGCATGTTTTAATCGGCAGAGGAGGAGGACGGGATCTTTCAAAATACCAACAGATGTGATGATCCATCCGCAGAAGATCGTAATTTGCTTCAGTTCCAGTTTCGCGACGAGAGTGAATTGTTTAAGGAAGCCAGGTGACACGTTGACTCTGATTTGATCATTAATGTCAGAATCGTCGCCGCTGTAGAGCTCGATGGTGTCGGGTGGTATTTCGTATATGAGGGCTGTGTAGGCGATATTGTCAAAGGTATTGCTTTGGAACGTGTCCGTGAACCCGGTGAAGATCATGAAGGCTAACGGGCCGCACCAGGAGAAAAGGTTGCTCTTAAGGTCGCGGATGTAATCAATCAGGTGGTGGGGTATGTTGAAAAATTTTAGGAGCAGCAGCTGGAATTGAACGAACTCAGCTGTCTGTGATTGATCGTAAGCCTCGTAGTCTCTCGCGCTTGAGGTTTTTGTGTCATCCCAGTTCTTACGGACAAAATCATTAAGCTGCTCGTTAGTCTTGCCGCCGTGGATGTAAATGTTGGTTGGTAGCTGGCGGTTGACTTGGTGCTGGATGTACCTGGCGACGGGCCCGGTTGTGAAATAAACCTGATCGCAGAACGTGGCGAGGGTTTGGCCGGCCTTGGCGTGGGAGTGCATTTTCTCGAGCTTCGTGCAGTACTGGGTCTTCATAAATATGTCCGTGTAATGTGGGTCCCAGTCCGGGTCGGCTCGGGCGATATTGTTCACCAGTTGTCCGAGTGGTTTTTCGAGGCGTTTTTCCTCATTTTCCAGAGTGCACGCTTCAAAGAGCAGACGGTCAAAGGGGCGTGACTTTAGTTTTAATTTCTTTGTGAAGGCCTGGAAAAGAAGGAGCCCGAGGTGTGATTTGTCTCGGAGCTGTTTGGCTTTCTTCTGCGAAGAGCTGAAGCGAATGCGCTTCTTAAGTGCGGCTTCGAACGTGACCGAGTCACTGTTCAG